TGCCCAGCACCGGCCCGCGGCCTGCGGCGCTCTCCGCTGCCGCCCAGGTCTGCAGATCCAGCAGCCGCGCGGCGTTGTCGGCATCGGTGCGCGGCAGGCAGAGCCGCAGCGTGAACTCCGCCCGGCAGCGCTGTGTCACGCGGCCCAGCAGGTTTTCCCGCCGGTCCAGCACCGTGATGCCCCGGCACCACAGCCCTGCCGTGTACGGCGCGGGGCCAACGTCCCCCACCGTCAAAGAAAGCCCCTGCAGGGCAGGGGCCCGGGCCAGAAAAGCCGTCATTTTTGTAAGCATGGTTTGCCTCCTTCTCTAAAGCCTTCCCCCTCGGGGGAAGGTGGCGCCGCAGCGCCGGATGAGGGCAGACTTCGCGCGGCCCTCCCTTTCATCGTTCGGCCACGCAAGCCCGCCCCTCATCAGCCGCCTGCGGGCGGCAGCTTCTCCCCCGGGGGAGAAGCCAAAAAAATTCTCACCTCGTCAGGCTCCTCACGCCCGTTCCGCTTCCGTTCCACCAGGCACCGGCCTCGACATGGTGCGGTTTACCGCGCAGCCGCATCGGCAGCACGTACTGCACCAGCGCCGCACCCTCCACCGCCGCGGGCACAAAGCCCGGCCAGTCGGCCCAGGTCAGCGCCGGGCCCTCGCCGGGGAACAGCCTGTCCCCCGGTGCCAGCGTATAGTCTGCGCCGTACCGGGCCGTCGTCTCCGGGATGATCACCAGCAGCGCCGCGCCCCGGCGTGTGCCGCCTGCGTCGGGCAGCTCCCGGCGGCCCTGCTGCCAGCAGACGCCCCGCAGTATGGTGCGCACCACGGTCTGCGCCGCCGCGTCGGCGTGGTAGAGCGTCACGGTATCGCGGTACAGCTTATTCATGGGGCAGCCACCGCCCGATCCGCAGATAGTAGCCCGCCTCGTGGCGGAAATGCGCCGCCCGGTCTGCCAGCGTGCGGGAGCACAGCTCGGGCGGCGCGGTGTAGGTCTCGCTCACGCTGCCGACGCTCACCTTCGCAATGCCCCGGGCTTCGTCCTCCTGCGCGAACTCGTACATTGCGTCGGCCACGGCGCAGAGCGCCATGCTCTCGGCCAGCTCCGGGTCCAGCCCCTGGCGCGGGGCCACGGCGTACATCTCCCGCATACGGCGCAGCTCGTCCCCGGCGCGTCTGATGAAGCGGGGGAACTCCTTCTCCGGGATGTCCTCGCCCAGGTAATCCTCTACGTAAAAGGTATAATCCGGCACGCGCACGCCCCCTTACGCCTTGAACTTTGCCAGCACGACCTTAGCCTCATTGGACAGCACAGCGACGTAAAATTCGTCCGCCGTGATTTCGGTGGTGCGGGTCTTGGGCTTGCGCTCGGTCTCAATGTTGACCTCGCGCTTGCGGTAGATGGTCAGCGCCGGGATCTCGTCGTCGACCTCGGGGTCGGCCTCCAGCTTGACGATGGGGCAGGCGTAGACGCCTTCGGTCAGCGGGACCTTCTTGCTGGGCACAAGGCGGCAGCCCGCGATCATGCCGATCTCGCCGGTCAGGCTGACGCCGGGCGTGTACTTGTCGGCGCTCAGGAAGTCGGGGTTCTTGCGCAGCTGGGTGACCTGCTTCGGGTGGATGAACAGCACCTTGTCGGAGCAGCCCATCTCCTCCTCAAACAGGTCAACGGCATCGACGATGGCGTTGTAGCTGATCTGGGCCTGGCTGCCGTCGTAGATCAGGCTTGCGGTCTGCAAAGCGTCCATGCAGTCATTGTCGACCTTGGCGGCAATGGCCTGCGCCAGCTGGGTATTGGCCTCGCCTACCGGGTTGCCGTAGCCGGACAGCACGGCCTCGTCGGTCAGGCCGATGCCCTTCATGGCCTTTTTGATGGTGGCCTTGCGGGTGGAGGTCGTCATCTTCTCAATGGCGACCTCGCCGCCCTCGGCCACGTCGGAGGCGTCGCCGATGTAGGTGTAGGCGGGCACGGTGATGGTATCGCCGGGCACGCCCTGCAGCGTATCGTCAATTTTGGCAAACGGTGCCACGCGCAGCTTCTTCGGGATGCGCGCGGACACCATATCCCCCATAACCTCAGGGTCGATCAGTTCGGACAGCTTCGTGATGAAATCAGACATATAGTTTCTCCTTTTTTGTATTTTTACTTTTGTACGGCAGGGGCCGGGCATGCCCGGCCCGTCGGTTTCCGTTGGTTGCCCCTTTCACGGTTTGCTTTGTAGGGAGGGGTCTTGACCCCTCCGCGGCGGCCAGAGGGCTGGCCGTCCTACAAGCGTCCGTGTACGTAATTTGCAGGGGAGGGCTTCCTCCCTCCCGCGGGGCGTCGAGGACGCCGCCCCCTACAAGCCTCCCTTGTCAAAGGGAGGTGCCGAGCGTAAGCGAGGCGGAGGGATTCCTCCCGCCGCCCCTCACTTCCTCAACTCTTTATAAACCTCCGGGTTCTCCTTCTTCAGCGCCAGTCTCTCCCGGTACCCCATCCGCGCAAAGGCGTCGCGGTCCAGCGCTACCGGCACGCTGCCGGTCCCCGCGGCATAGGGCGCGGGGGTCTGCATCGGCTTGTTCTGCTCGTTCTCCATTGTATTTCACCTCACTTTCTGCAGCATCGTAGGGCGGGGTGACCTCACCCCGCCGCACTGCACGGCAGGCTCATTGCGCCCGCCCTGCATCGCCCATAAACCGGCGGCGAATCTCTGCCAGCTCCGCCTCGGTCTCATGCGGCAGATCAAAATACCACGCCAGCGCCAGCTCGGGGCGCAGAAGCCCCGCGTCCACCAGCTCACGCTGTTCGGCCCAGATACGCGCACGGTCATACAAAACACCGTCACCCCAGTCGATAGCCGGGGCTGCGGTCTGCGGCAGACCGTCCAGCCCGTACACCGCGCCCAGCGCACTGCACAGTGCCATGGCCTGCTGTACCGTATCCGTCCACGCGCTCTGCAGGTCGCGGATCGTCAGGTCGTAGTCCACCGACGTTGCGGTGATCTCCGTCGCCGTGCGCGGCTCGGCGGGGGTCTCGACCTCGCTCAGAATGCCGCGGCGCAGGCCCAGCAGGCTCTCACACCCGCGCAGAAGATCCTGCTTGCGGGCCAGATAGCTGCCCTCCCGCAATGTCGGGCTGTAGACCGTCACGCCGACATTGGCCGGGTCGTCCGGCAGGCCGACAAACAGATCGTCCTGCAGCGCACGGCGGCCCTGGGCATCGGGGCGCAGCAGGTCCTCCGACGCAAAAACGCGGGACGCACCGTTCGCAAATTCGGCGTTCAGCTGCTCCTCGCAGCGGGCCAGTGCGTGCAGCAGCCCCGCCGCCGGGGCGTAGATGCTGACCGCGTCGGTGCTGCCGTCCACACAGTTCATCAGCGGCGTTTTCAGCACGGCCAGCCCGACGCCCTGCACCCCCGGCAGCACAAGCTGCGGGACCAGCTCCGCACAGACGGGCAGCGTGGCCAGCGGCACACAGCGGCCCAATGTCTGGCCGTTCAGCTCAAACAGCCGCGTTTCGATGGTCAGGCCGTCCGCGCCCGCGGTGCGGCGCTCCAAAAGGGCGTACTGCCGCCCATCGACGCTGTGCCGCTCCATCGTGCCGACGGCCAGAAGACTGCCGTGGGCGTCGCGGGCCAGCGGCACGTAGCAGTCGCGCCGGATGGCCGCAAAGTCGAACGCCCCGTCCCGCGGCACCGGTTTCAGCAGACACTCTCCGCCCACCAGCGCGTACTGCATCGCGGTCTTGGCCGCCGCGTTCAGCGCCGACAGGCTGCGGCGCAGCGGGTCCGGTGCCTCGGGCGGCAGGCGGGTCTCGTACTCGGCAAAGACCGTGCGGCAGAGCTTGCCGACGATCAGCGCCGCCACTCGGGGCGCGGTATCCTCACCCGCGCGCGGCACGCCGTAGTACAGATCAAACCATTCCCGCACCGCCGCCCGCATTTTGACAGATGTAACGTCACTTTTCCCAAATGCCTGTTCCAAATAGGATTGCAAATCATCCTCTCCTTTCTTCATTGCTACGCGGTAGGGGCCGGGCATGCCCGGCCCGCGGCCTTCCCGCAGACTTCCGTTTTCGCCAGGCTGCGGGCCGCACATGTGCGGCCCCTACATGCGCAACACATTTTAGCTTCCTCTCCTTCTCCACACCCCCTCCACCGCGTACCGCACCGCGTCAATGTGGTGGTTGTTCACGTCGGGGTAGCCCGGCAGCACCTCGCCCGTCCGCGGGTCGCGCTCGTACTCGTACTCACTGAACTCCGCCGCCGTGGCCGGGCAGCGCACCGGATCAATGATGATCGCCGCCAGCCCCTGCAGCCACTTCATGCTCTCGCGCACGCTGCCGGGGCCCTTCTGGGCCGCGCGGCAGGGCAGTCCGGCGGCGCGGTAGTCGGCGCAGGATTTCGGCTCGGCGGCATCCGCTGTCAGCGGGCCGTCCGTGCCTGCGCCGCGCGCCAGCAAAAGCTCTGCCGTCTCGCGGTTCGGCGTGCGGCTGCGCGTCAGCTCGTCAAAAATCACCAGCACCCGCCGCGCCGCATCGTAGGCCGCGGCGTTGTAGGCCCAGGGGTCGGGG